TTTTCCGAATCTGTCACACCCAATATAAAGACTTACATTCACAAAAATATTTACATTGGCAATGAATGAATCAACTTCTACTTCATCAATGCCACCTTTATGCACATAGTAGGCTTTATCTCCCACCTTGCAAGGCAACCTTAGAAGCAACCCTTGTTTCTCGGCTTCTTCGTATTCGGCTAATTTATTAACCATAAGTTGATAATGTCCGCATCCTCTATCGCAATAACTCAACCTGCATTCGTGGTCATTGCATTGAAATCCTTCTTCTGTTCGTTCTGTCAATCTCTCCATTTTTTCTCCCTTCGTTATAAATACTTCCTTCCACGTTCCCTTGCTTCCTGAATCTTCTGTTTTCTCCGCTTGGTGTATTCCCGGCTTAATGCTTCACGTTTCTTCCGATAATTGCGGTTATATTCCCTTCGTTCTTCCTTTGTCATACTTCCCCACCTAATTCTTTCCGCAAGGCTTCTGCCCTTGCTGCAACTTCCGGATCATTCCCTGCGGTTTTCCGCTTGCCAAGAAGGGCATCTTCGATTGCTTTCATGTCATAATCTTGTTGATTATCTTTTGTAGCCCATGAAGGAACCATTTCTTTTCTTTTTGGTGTGTCTGCATCCTTCCTAGCCCACATCCGGATAGTTGCATAATGGCTTTTATATTTCTTCCCGGATGATTCAATGTATGCAGATAAACTTTCAATCCGTTTTTTGTAATCTGAATATTCAGTCTTTAATTTCTGCAATTCATCATCCGTAAGAAGTACATTTTTATATTCACCGTATTTATGCTTAATAGGTTTCTTTGGTGGTGGTTCCGATTCGTCAGAATCGGATAATATATTATTCTTTTCTTCTTCTAATCTATTCTTATCTATTCTATTCTTATCTGTTGCGTGACTGTCACGTGAAGTAACGTGACAGTCTGTTTTTTCTGTCAGAAGAAGTTGTTTTTGACGTTCTCTTTGCCGTTGCTTACGGATTCGGTTTTGCTCCCTTACCTTCTCCATACCTTCAATGTTTTGGTGCTTCTCCCAATTTGGGATAGATATAATATCATCTTCAATATCTATCATCCCGAAGGCTTCAAAGGTGGATAATGCAAGTCTTACCGTGTTAATCGGTCTGCGGAATATAGTTGCAAGCATTTCTTCTGTATATGGCATCCGGTTCCGCATCATAAATACACCATAGTTGTTTTCTTTCCCGGCCATGCATAGAAGCTTAAACCATATAACCAATAAGGAATCTGCATCCGGCATTTGTTCGATAAGAAGAATTTTTTCGTCATTGAATATATCCGTTGTTATCTTGATCCATTTTACTTCTGCCATCCTGCATCACTCCTCAACATCCCGGACAAAATCATGGATTTCCACATGAACATCATCCGGTGTATATAATTGTTGCATTGTTTTTTTTACATTGTTTTCCGCTTCGCTTTTGTATGATAGAATGGTTTCTGCATCATCCTTTGGCATTTTTTCAATAATCGTTATTTTTGCTTCAATAACTCTTGTAATTTCTACATTATTGGCCATAATTCAATCCCCACTTTCTTTATTGTGCAACTGCTGCCATGTTGTTTCATTCAATCCCCTGCTGCCATCATACGTTCCCTTTTGCATAAGCTCTAAAGGAATCTTCATTTTGCTTTCTTTGTGCCTTTACACTTTCTTTTCCTGATAATTCCGGATAGGTTGCTTGCAATTTTTGCCGGGTTCTCCGGACCGTTTCAAAAGGTGGAAGATTAAATTCCTTTAGCTTGGAAAATACATTGCAAAAAGGTTCATATATTGCCCCTTTGTTCAACCGCTCACAAACCCTGATATAAAGAACATTGTCACTGTTTCTTGTTTCCGGTTCATTCGTTAATATACTTTTTACGATTTCATTTATTGCCTGTAATTCCTTTGATTTACCCATTGTTTGCACCTTCTTTCCGCTGTTGCCAATTATCCAATCATTTTTTCAAGCAACTTTTCATACAAATCTTTGTATATATTGGCTTCCGCTCTTACTGTTGCAAGTTCTTCTGAATCAACTTTTGCTTCCGGCATAGGCATCAATGCGATTTCTTTTAATTCGGGAAGTTCTCTTCTTTCCAATCCAAGGCATTCCATGATACCTGCATCAATCTTTGCCATTTCTTCATCCGTTGCTTTGCGGACAAAATCAAGCATTCTGTCGGTATGTGCATAAGATACCATGCCACAATCTGCATACATCTGTCCCCTGCAAACAATAGGCACCGTAACTTCCCCAACCGGGTTTTCGTTCAACATAATGATATTTATGTATCTATCATTCGCCCGGAAATCTGCGGACACCACCAAAGCCATTTTCACATCCCCTCTATCTCGCATTTCATATTCAAATATTTCACCACGTTTAAACATTGCTTTTTTCTCCTTCTCTATGTTTTTAATTGCTTCAAATGCTGTAAAATCTACATATCCGGAACCATTTCGCAATAAATCATTCATAATAAACACATCCTTTACTGAAATGGAATTTCCTCATCAATGCCTTCCGGAATATTCATATATTCCCCATCACCGGGAATCGGCCTTGAATATGATTCATTTTGATTTTTGCTTTCTGCAAATTCCTGTTCTTCCACCACTACTTCTGTGGTATATACCTTCTGTCCGTCTTTATTGATATAGCTTCCGGTCTGAATCCTTCCAACGATTGCAATTTTAATTCCCTTGTGAAAATACTTTTCTGCAAATTCTGCTGCCCTACCAAAACAAATGCAATTTATAAAATCTGCGGATTGTTCTTCTGTTTTGATTTTCCTATCCACCGCCAATGTATATCTTGCTATGGCAAGCGGTGGTTCTGCTGCCGAATATCTCACTTCCGGATCCTTGGTCAATCGACCTATTAAAATAACTTTATTCATACTTTTCCTTTCTCCCCACACCACCAAAGTAGTGTGGGGTCCATTTTTTAAGAAATCACAATAAACTGTGGCATATCAGCCAATTCATATTCCAAATATTCTTTGATTTTCTTTGTAGCTGCTGCCATCCAAGCACCACCATCCGCTTCATAGATTCCGCATACAATGCCACTATATTTATCCTGTTGCATTCTAAACACAAAATCAGAAGCAGGTTGTTCAACCTCTAAAAAAGTTCTATATGGTCTAAGTTTTACCGGATTGGGAACCACGGCTGTTTCTTTCTTCAAAATACCTGTTTTAACCGTGGCTTTTTGTGAAACACCATCATCACCATATTCTGCAACGGTTCCGGCTTCCACGGTTCCGGCAAATTGCAAAACCAAGGCCCTATCTTCGGAATCTATGAATTTTGATTGCAGATTGATGATAAACTTTTCCTGATCCACAAACGTATTAAACGGAAAATCCGGAATCCTAGCTTCTACATTCACCAAAATTTCACGTTTTCTTTCATCATCAAGTTGTGAATACAAAGATACTTCTGTGGGGCTTTTTACCTCGATAATCATTTTTTCAGCCATGGTATCAACATTTGATTTCACATAATCCACAAGGCTTGTAAGTGTATGCATTTTGATGGATGCTGCCCTTGGGATGTATTTATCAATCCGGTGTAGTTCTTTGTCGGAATATGTATCACCATGAATATCCCTCATAACAGGTTCAGCCATACCAACAATATATTTCAATGCATCTTTAATCATATTTTTTCACCCTTCCGCTTAATTTACGGCCTTTCTTAAATCAATCACTTTGTTTGAATCAATAATTTCTCCGGTTTCTGTATCTACACCATCCACGGTGTTGGCTTGTTTGAAGTCATTTAAACTCATTTGCCCCTTAATTTGTTTTCCGTACTCTTCGGCAAACATTTCCCCGGTTTTTAAATCTTTTCCGATAGCAAATGAAGTGGTCATTGGTGCTTGTGGTGCTAATTTTTCCACCACGGCAACATCCACATGAACATCATCCCTTGCTTCGTTTTGTGTGAAATCTAACGTAATCGTTATCTTTCTTTTGTTTTTGAAGGATGTATTTACATCCTGAAGGTTATCAATAACCTTCTCAAATGCTTTGTTGAATTTCTCTTCCAAAGCACCACCAACTAAATCTTTTAGTTGCACTTTGTTCATACGTTTTTTTCTCCTTTCTTTATTTCCAAATAGCATCAATCGGTACTATTTTGGTTTCATAAATATGATCTTCCAAATTCTTTGATAAAATCTTTCCTGCTTCCATAGTGTTCTTCAAAATAGATTTGTGCTTTCTGCTTCCATTTCAGGTCTAAACCTTCATTTGGATTTGCGTGAATGCTTCCCGGTTGAAATTCATGCAGATAATGTGCAATCGGTATCACGAAACCATATTTTTCACTTTTGGTTCGGTTGCTTGCCCCAAATATATGGTGTCTGTGACAATATGGTGTGCCTGTTTCAATGCAATGTTCCATATCATCCGTAAATACGCTATGTAGTCTTTTTGCCATTCATCTGCTCCCACTTTTCCAATGCTCTTTCTATGTCCTTAGGCATGGGAACTTCTAGCCCCATTTCCTTCATTTCAGAAATCACACCATCAAGAAGCACACTAAATTCTTTTGTGTTATAGGTACTGCTGCCAAAATAACAAAGCATCTGCACCGACTTTTGGCCGTTTACATTTACTTCCCCTATAACCTCACTTTCTCGCCATTGTTCCTTCACACCTTCAACAGCATTGGGCTTGGCCAAAATATAGGTATAATGGCCATATCTCTTTAACATTTGCAAATATACATCCCATTTATCTGCCCTAAGTGCTGTTGCTATCTCGCCAAGGCAATGCCACAACAAAGCATTTGCATCCAAACTTCTTTTCTTCCGGTATTGCACCGCTCGTATTTTTAACTTTTTGCATTCCTTAATGCGAAAAATTTCACCGATTGCAGAAGGTTCATTCACCGAAAAAGTAATTTGGAATTGGTCTGTTTCCCAATCTTTTTTAATATTCAGAAATTTCCCTGTAAAATCCATTGCTTATTCCTTACTTTTCATAATTTCAATTTTTACACTTAATTCATCACAACCATTTTCCAAAGCCGTTTTTACTAATTCATGCATTTTTTCCGCTTCTGAAAAAATAAAAGATACTTTGTTATATGACCTGTTTTCCAATGTTAATTTATACACACTCGATCACCCTATCATTTGAAATTGCACCGCAATCAATCAGTGCTTCTATTATTTTTTCCGGTACTGGTACGCATATTGAATTTCCGGCCTGTTTATAAAGTTGTGTGTTGCTGTTTACCGCTTCTGCCTTTTCAAAATCTGAATCATCAAAACCCATCAGTCGGAAGCATTCTTTTGGTGTAAGTTTACGGATTCGCAATGTACCATCACTCATATTTTCTTTGATACCGCCTGTATGTGCCGTATCAATGCAAAAAGCATAATCACCTTCAATGTTTTTTTGATTTCGGTTTAGAAATTTCAAAGGTGTTCTTTCAACGGATTCAACCACCGCTTGTTGCGGTGATGTTGTAAGTGTTTGTGCTACACCATGTCCTACCCTTCCTCTGCGTGTTTTACTGTTCGGTTGTTCAAGGTTGATGGAATCACCTTCATAGGCTTCTGCATAACCTTGTTTTGTTGCTTCACGAACAAGAACCTTTTGCCCTTCGCCCTTTTCTTGTGTTATGGTTCTTGCAAGTCCTTCTGAATCAATAACCTGTCCATTCTGTCCTTTACCAGACGGATTTACATTTCCAACATTCATCACTTTCTCTGTGCTTACCAGGTATTGTCCTGCTTTATCATTCTGATTTTCCCCGGAACCCATCAAGGTTCTCGCAAGACCATCAGTTGAATAAACACGGTTTGAAAAATCATGAGTTGTAGGTCTGTCAAGGTTTCCAACCTGAATGCATCCATTTGTATCTTTTGAAATTGAATCAAACAACCTGAAAACATTTGTGTCTTTAGTTTTTAAATAATATTTTTCATCCACATCATCTTCCAACATATCTTTCAACCTTAACTCCAACGGAAATCCTTCCGGGAAATGGAAACACCCTGTGTCAATGTCCTTGCGGATGCTTACAATAAACACCCTTTCCCTGTTCTGTGGGATGCCGTAATCTTTCGCATTCAACACTTGCCAATAGTTGTTGTATCCTGCATGTTCCAACGATTCCAAAACCACTTGAAACTGTGCATTGAATTTCTTACTTACCAGGTTCTTCACATTCTCTGCTATGGCAACCCTTGGCTTCGTGGCTTCAATAATTCGCAAAGCTTCAAAGAATAGCCCTGACCGGGTTTGCGTTCCATCTTCGTTAATTAAACCTTTTTGTTTCCCTGCAATGCTTATATCCTGACAAGGGAATCCGTATGTAATTAGATCAATGCCCTGCGGAAGTGCTTTTTCATCAACTTTGGTTATATCTCCAAGGTTCATTGATTCCGGCACATTATGTATTGCACAGTATGATTTTGTTGCGTACTTATCAATTTCACTGAAACCTACCAATTCATATAAAACTTTCAAAATATCAAGTGCCTTTTCAAAAGCACCGATTCCTGAAAAAAGTGATAATAATTTCATCCAGCTTTCCAAATTTCCTTTCGTTTATTCTCTTTCCAATTCTGCTGCCAATGTGGTTACTTCCACCGCATAGGTGCTATATGTATTTGCTTCCATCATTCTGTCGGCATAGCCTGTCCCACCGTTATAGGCCATTAGTACCCAATAGGTATCCGGATTCATGTTGTATAGTTCAGCAAGCAAGTCCACACCAACCGCAATATTTTGGTATGGATTGGTTAAATCCGTGCATCCTAGCCTTTCCATCCGTTCCCGGTGCCACCGTTCCTGTATCTGCATCAATCCCACTGAATTACCGCCATCACCCACGGCAGATGCGTTGTATTGGCTTTCCTGCTCGATAACCGCTATCACCAATGCCGGGGATATGTGATATTCTTCACAAATTTTGATAAGAAAAACTTGCAAATCATCCGCAAGCGGTACTTCATAGCACCGTATTTCCGATTTCTCGGCTTTTGTTTCCGGTACTGTATTTTCATACGGTGTAGGCTCGTAAACCACCCTAAAATCGTTCCTGTGTGCTTCTGCGTTAAGGTTTTGATGATGGATTGCCAACAACGAAACCGGAATGGCTATTGCTATCCCTAACAATGCACTTTTCAAATTTACATTCATGCTTTTTCCCTTTCTGCCTTCATAACCGCCTTCATAAAGTTAGCGGTGGTTTTTTTAAGGGCATTCATTCTTCTTTCCCTTTCCTCTTCGGTAAGATCAGGTATATGCACCCTTACTACACAATTCGGATATGTAAATGTTTTTACTTCTTTGTATGTGTCCTGAACCTTACCCATGGCACCACTTCCTTTTCTGTTGATGTATCAGCTTATGCCGTTACTGATTGTCCCGATTACGTTGTTGGGTTTTCCCAACTTTTTCTGCAAAAAAAATACTCATGAACTCGCTCAATAGGTATATTAAGCAATTCGCAAGCCTTAACAATTTCATCATCTTTCCAAGGTGAACTATTGTTTAATTTTGCACTCAAAGTACCTTCATCAATATCCAAAGCCTGTGCAAATGCCCCCTGTGTCGCAAATAATTCTTTGATTTTACCTTTTAATTTTGCATAACTCATTGGTCTAATTCTCCTTTCTTTATACTCACTCTGCATCAATCAGGGCTTGTGACCTGCTTCACATAGAAGGCTGCATTAAGTACCCCCCGGTATAGTCGATAGGTCAACTTTGAATGTTTAGTTATAATCAAACATACATATTGTCCTCTTTCTCCACCGTATAGCCGATATGGTCAACTGTGAGTGCTATTTGTTATAAAGCCCAATCTTCTATATATCGTTCTTGAATAATCAACACATTTCCGCTTGCACACATTCTTTGTTTTTCTCTTGCAAACCTTACAGCACTTTCTTCGGTATCAAATTTCTTCGCATGTGATTTTCCTGAATAAAACCACCTTACTACATAACCTTTAACGCAATAACAATATTTTTCCATATTCATTACCTGCCTTCCTGTATATTGTTGGGTTTTCCCAACTGTTGATATTATATTACAATAGCAAAAAAATAAAGTCAACTCGTTTTTTGATATTTTCCCAACTTTTTTTTGCTTTTTTCGTTTTTTAATTGAGTTTTCTCAATTTTTATGTTAAATTTTACTTATAACACAATAGATTGGTGGTGAAAAAATGAGTCCATTTAATAAAGTTGACACAACATCAAATCGGCTAAAATTAGCCATGAAGGAAGCAGGAAAAAAACAAGTTGATTTAGTTAAAGAAACCGGTATTGATAAAGGTTCAATAAGTCACTATGTTTCAGGCAAATATATCCCAAAGCAAGACACCATATATAAACTTGCAAAGTCACTTGATGTGTCGGAAATGTGGTTGTGGGGCTATGACTGTAAAAAAGAAAGGCCGTTAGAACAAAAAAACAACGACCTCATATCAGAAGTCGTTGATAGAATGTTGGATGATTCCACTTTTTATTCTCTTGTTGAAACTTTGTATAATCTTGATGAAAAAGGTATTGCCGGAATCAGGCAGATGTTGGATAGTCTTTTGAAGAAGTCTTAATAATTCTTTTTGCAAGAATTTTATAAACCAAATCCAAAAGGGGAATATCCGCTTGATTTAATAAATTGTTAATGTTTATTATGTATTCTTCTTTTAAAGCATTTTCATTCATGGCAATTCTCCTTTCATCCGGGGCAAGAACAAATGTTCTAAAATTATTATACTATCTGACAATTCAGGTAGATAGCTGTAAATGTTTCCAATAACTTTATATCATCCGATTATTTAAAAAATTGTCGAAAAACAGAAAGAAGGTAAAAAAATGTTCTATCAAATACAAATAGATTTTAAGCCAGAAGAAGTTATTGACTATTTAAGAAAATCCCGAAGTGATGATCCGCTTCTATCCGTGGAAGAAGTTCTTTCCAAACATGAAGCCATGCTTGATGAATGGGCAGAAAAACATCTTGGCGGTAAGGTGCCGGAAAAAAATAAATTCCGTGAAGTGGTTTCCGGGGAAACTTTAAAAGAAAGACCGGAAATCAATAATGTATTACGATTAGTAGAATCACCCAAATATAAAGCCGTTGCCGTGGTAGAACCCCAACGTCTTACTCGTGGTGATTTGGAAGATATAGGCCGTTTGATGAAATTATTAAAACATACCAATACTTACGTTATCACACCGCAAAGAATCTACAACCTGCGTGATGAATATGATTGGGATGCATTTGAACGTGAATTAAAACGTGGTAATGACTACCTGGAATACACAAAAAAGATACTGAACCGTGGAAGGCTCCTATCTGTAAGCCAAGGAAACTTCATTGGCAATACACCGCCTTATGGCTTTGACAAAACCTTTATTACAGAAGGAAAAAGAAAATGCCCTATCCTTGTGCCTAAGGAAGATGAAGCGGAAGTTGTCCGCATGATGTTTGATTTATATGTAAATCACGATATGGGATGTTGGAACATCTGCCATAAGTTTGATGAAATGGGCATCAAACCGCCCAAAGGTGAAAAATGGTCCGCAAGTGCCATGACTAAGATGCTTGAAAATATTCACTATATCGGGAAAGTAAAATGGAACCACCGAAAAACACTTACTATCGTGGAAGATGGGGAATTTATCAAAACTCGCCCTGTAGCAAAAATCGGTGAATACCTTATCTATGATGGCAAGCATGAAGCAATCGTGGATGAAGAATTATTCAATGCTGCACAGGAAAAGAAAAAGAAAAATACACGGCAGAAAGCCAATACCAAGGTAAGAAATCCCCTTGCCGGGCTTTTATGGTGTCAATGTGGCCGTGCTATGTCCTTACGCACCTATAAGAAAGATGGTGTTGATAGGTCTGCTCCTCGCCTTCTGTGTGACGGTCAAACACATTGCAAGACTACTTCTGCCCTTTATGATGAAGTTATAGACCGTGTTCGGGAAATACTTACGCAATGCATCAATGATTTTGAAACTCGCATTCAGAATGATGATAAGGATTCACAAAAATTGCATGCTAGCCTGATTAAGAGATTGAAAGCCAAAATGGAAGAATTGAATAAAAAAGAGATTCAACAATGGGAGAAATATTCAGAAGAAGGAATGCCTAAGGCAATCTTTGAAAAATTGAATGAAAAGGTTTTGAAGGAAAAAGAAGAAGTTCAGGAAGCTTTGTGCAAGGCCTACGCCATGCCGGAACCTGTGGACTATGAAGAAAAATTGATTCGATTTAAGGAAGCATTGGAAGCACTTGATAATCCGGATGTACCTGCCATTGAAAAAAATAAGCTTCTGAAGGCTTGCATTGAAAGAATAGACTATAACCGGGGAAAAGCTGTCCGCAAAAAATCCCAACAAATCCGGTATTATGATAAGGAATTGAAAAAGACACGGTATAAATCACCGCTATCCACTGGTGGCAACTGGACCACACCGCCTATTGAATTGGATGTGAAATTAAGGGTATAATTTTTTGGGTTTGCTTACTTCCATCATCTGTGTTCAGTTTCATCCGCACACCAATGATGGAAATGGTCAACCAACCATATATATCAAGGGTTTATTAAAGACCGGGATTCTTTCCCGGTCTTTTTTATGTTCTTATTGCTCCTATGCAGGTTCCGATATATTCCACTTCATCCATCCGTTTAAAAACCATATCTTCTGAATGCTTATGTAGGCATTGCAATCTATATGTTCCGTTTTCTTCTAAAAACCGTCTGATATATGCCCTATCCTTTCGGAAGAATGATGCACACTCTCCATGATTCGGAAACCTATCTTCAAACAGAATTATATCACCTTTGCAATAAATCGGTGCAAGGTCATTGTTTATCATTTCTATGGCAATGTATGCTTCCGGCACCGTTGTTTCAATCTCCACGGTTTCGCAAGTATCGTAAATGATTCCGTGTTGAATACTTCCATGCGGAATTATACAAGGGATTTTATGTTTCGTTATAGAATTTCTTTCACCCTTAACGGCTCCGGCTTCGTACCGGGCTATTAGTTCAATGATGCTTTTTCCGTGTTGGCCACATTCCCGGTAATTTCTTAAAAGCACCCTTTCTTGTGGTGTGTGTTGGCACTTACCCATTAAACAATTCACACTAAGATTCAATGCATCTGCCATCTTAACCGCTGTTGATAATTTTGGATCAATGGATTTTCCATAATAGATATTGCGAACCGTTTCCAATGGCAAATCGCACATTTTAGCAAATTCTGCTACGGTAAGCCCACGTTCCGGAAGCAATGTTCGTAATCTTTCGCCTAACATATATCCCCCTTTTCTTTTTATGTGTCACAAAAGACACTGTTTTTTCTCTTTTTCGACAAAAATAATGTTATTAAAGATATTTGAAATTGTCAATAATTGGAATAATATTTGACTATAAATTTTTTTCGGGAGGAAAAATACCATGAAAGATGAAGAACCTAAAGGCTACGAAGAAAGAGAAATTCAGGACTTGCTATTAAGAATCGGAGTACCAACCAACCTATCCGGATTTGTATTCCTTACAAGTGCAGAAGAATTTATATTGAAAGACCCAACGGAACTGTATAAGATAACCGGGTTATATGCGGATATAGCCCACAAACACAATACCACCGTTCCCAGGGTTGAAAGGTCCATCCGGCACGCTATTCACGTTGCTTGGCTCTATGGAAACATGGCTTTCATTGATGAATTATTCAAATATAGCATAAACCCCTTAAAAGGTTCACCAACCAATTCCCAATTCATATCAAGATTATATTTTTATTTATCTAATCATAAATAACAAAAAGGGCAGGAATAACACCTGCCCTTCTATTTTTTTATATGTATTTTTTGCAAGCTTCTATGATTTCATTTGAGTAATTGAAAATATCATCAATACTTTCAATGTCATATCTTACACCGTTTTTGTTTTCGTCTGATACCACAATATGCTTTTTCACTCCATCAACGCAAACACGGCATATCCATTTACGGTTATTATCATCCAAAAGGATTCCAAAATAATTTACCGTATCACGGTATGTAATTCTATTACTATCTACCGTTTTTCTTAATATTGATTTAATAATCGCAAATGCTTCCAATTCTTTCAGTGATGTTACAATCTCACGTTTTTGTATTTCTTCTTGCGATTCATCCGGTGTGCTGACCACTTCCACATTATTATTCAAAGCACATTGAATTTTAGTATTGATGGCATCCGTTACATATTGATTCAATGCTTTTTTTACAATAGGTGTGAACTGATCTATTATCTTTTGGCTTTTTGCCCCTTCATAAATATCTGCAATAACCATTTTTACAAAAGCCGGGGAAGGATTGTTTATCTCTTTTTCCATCCATGTTTTTATCAGTCTTGTATATTTCAAATCTTCTGCGGAACTTAGGATATTATCCACATCCAATACATCCCTTTTGAATTTGTTTAATTCAACAATATCCCTATCCTTTAAATTAAGCATATCAATGGTCAAAAACGGTGTATTATCCATTACATTTGAATTATCAAGGTCTGTATAGAATTTATAAATAATGCCGTTGGTAAGAATACCAAATCTTGCTTCAATCGTACTATTGAAATACCGGATAAGTTGCTGACTATGTTTATCAAGACTTTCATTGCATGACTTACATTCAATGAATATCAAAGGTTTTCCATCCATCATTATGGCATAGTCAACCTTTTCTTTTTTCTTTAGTCCAACATCTGCTATATATTCCGGAACAAATTCAAGCGGATTAAAAACATCATACCCAAGTAACTGAAAAAAAGGCATAATCATTGATGTTTTTGTTGCTTCTTCTGTCAATATAGATGCCTTAATGGTATCTATCCGGTCTGCAAGTTGTTGTAATCTTTCGTTTATTTCCATACCTTACCCCCATGCAAGTATTATTGCATTACATTATAAAGCATGGGTTTTCTTATTATAATTCGCATTTTTTACAAATTTTTTATTATTTTTTAGTTGTTTTTATGTCAACGGAATATTCCTTTTCTATTTCATCCATAAAAGAATCAAAATCCGTCAATTCTTCTTCCTTATACTTATTTATAGATTCCACCGCTATATTATATAGGTACATTTCCATCCTGCATCACCCTTTTTCTTCTTATTATTGCATAAAAAATAAGGGCAAGGAAATTTCCTTGCCCTATTCTCTACTGTGCTTTTTCTAAATCGTCAACTCTGCGATTAAGTTCCTTAATCTGTTCTTCCACCACTGGCATCCTTCGTGCAAAATTGTTATGCTCCCGGACTTCCCTGGTAAGTTCATCAATCTTAATCTCTGTGACCGCCTGTGCCGTGGTTAATTTATTTTCAATTTTACGGTTGCTTGCTATGGATGTAACAATTACACCCACAAGGGCAAGGCCCCCTGTGATTGCTGCTGAAATGATTGTTTCCATAATGATTTCCTTTCTTTTGTTTTATGCTTTATAGCCTATTGCCAACCACATGATACCTGTATTTGTTGTACCTGCTCTTGTGACTACCGCATCAAAACCTGTGGTTGTGATATTTGCCGCCGCTTCCCCTAGCACTGATGTTCCGGGAACTGTTGTGTATGCCGTAGTAAGTACCACTGGTGCATCTGTGTATGAAACATCAAATTTCACCGCTTTTGATGTAGGTGTGCTTGGTTCAGGTGTGATGGTTACATTTCCCCATTGAATCAGAAGGCCATTAGAAAAATGAACCTTTCCGCTTCTGTTTCCGTGTGTCACCGGATCTGATGAAATAAATTCATCACCGCCATTACCCCTTGTCACTTTCACATTGGCATCAAATACAAGGTTCTGTGTGCTTGATAGATACCGCCATATTCCATGTGACCTTTCAGAATCCCAACAACCGATTGAAGTTACGGATGCACCGTTGGCCCCATACAATTTGCAATTATGGATGTACTCGGAATTTTCCGTTGTTTGGAAATACATATTTTTTTCATCATCTGACCGTTTAAAACCGCCCATGAAAATATTTCTGTATATGCTCATATCCATATCAATTTCCATGCCGTTTTCAAGCTCTGCAACCTTGCCAAAAGCAATGCCCTTTCCCCCGGAATGAAAATCAATCAATGTAAATGCCGTTGGTATCTCGGAATATACCACCGCATCCCCGAAGTAGTCCGTAACGGTAAGCCGTAAATCATAGGATGCATCCGTTGGTGCTATATCCGTGAATATTTCATCTACATTGATGGAATAAACACTTCCTGAAGCCAATGCCACCCATTCTGTACCTGTTTTCGGTTTATATTGCAAGGAATAGGTTTTATCGTTCTTTTCACCCAAGGAAGTAATTGCCCCGGTAAAAATAGCCCTTACGGATGTTCCTTCATAATCTTGCACACCTTCCGCATTTACACGATATACCGTGAATTTGCTTATCTTTGGTGCCGTATATGCTAATACAGAAACCGTGGTGCTTTTCGTTGCCGTTCTGCCCCTGCTATCGGTAACGGTGGTTGATATGGTCACGGTACCGGATGATGCCAATACCCCGGATGTGAAGCTATTGGTTGTATAACTTTTTCCGGCTATGGTGGTCTTATATGTCTTGATTGTTGAAGAATAACTTCCTGCTGCATTGATTGTTACCTTTAACTTAGATTTATTTTGGATATATGCCCCAAACTTAGCAGAAAGCCCGGAAACGGCTTCCGCTACTGTTAAGGATGAAATACTAGGCACAACGGAAGAAGGCACCTTGGCGGTAAAAGAAACCGTCTTGGTGCCTATCAGTGTACTTCCGTTATATGTTTTGCAAGTAATCGTGCAGGTGCCGGATGTTCCGTTTGGTATCTGACTTGCCAAGAATAAAGGAACGGTCCATGCCTTAGATGTGCCAAGGTCACTTCCTATGGTTCCGGTAGCACTTCCGAATTTATATGTCAAGGTATGGTCAAAGCTGCTTGATGCCCTTGGCATATTGATAGTGATGGATGCCCCCATATTGACGGATGATGCCGACAATGTAGGTGTGGTTGCCCTTGGAATCGTGGTTAATTTCTGCGAATAACTTTGTGAATTCGAAGAAAACTGATCATGCGTTATTCTTGCAGATGTGGCCAAGGTTTTTGTACCATCCGCACTATGGGATATATTCAGGGTTTTTGAAAAAATCACAATGCCGGAATTGGTAATCTTATCCGAAGATGTGATTGCTTCCGTGTACTGTGTGCCGTTTATCGTGCAATACACCGTTCCTGTGCCATAAGTGGTATATCCGGTATTGGTACGATATACCCGAACCGATACCGTGACATTGGATGTATTGTTGGCTATGCTTTGACTATTCTGTGTTATCGTAATTTTATATTTAATCTTATCATTTGTAGTTGACATTGCACTTGATGTTGCCATATATGCCCCCTACTATAACTTTTTAAAGGATAAATTTCCGTTGGTTCTTGGAATAAATGCAAAATTTCCTAATTGTAAGGAATGCAAAAACTCCCCATCCGTGACATAAAGCTTACTATTGCTTAGATATGCCACTTCCAATCCGCTATCCAAGAAGGATATGCGGTCATTCTCAATTCTAAGGGTAAGTGTGTTCCCTTCTTCCCCCAGGATGATGTTGCCATCCACAAACCGGATGTATTTGCTTATTTCCTCAAATTGTGCATCTGCTCCGGCTGCAACCGCATCTATATCTTGCGAAAACTCATTGAACCGGATTTCCACATCTTCTGCGGTCTGTGATATTTGCGTATTCACGGAAGATACCAAGGCATCCACATCATCTTTCAGATACACTTCTTCCATAACCGTTGCCGTGATGCTCTCGGATGTGGCAAGTATCTGTGCAGATAGCTTTGTTTCCGTTTCTGTAAGCCCATTTTGAAGCCGTTCTTGTAAATCTGAAGTAATCCCCACCAACTTATTTTCTGTGGCAATCTGCCCCTTCACCGTTTGTTCTGTCATGGTGTAGTAAGCATCCCCTAAGGTAAGCTTATTGGATGCCGGTTGCAATAATAATATGGAAAGCTTCGATACCAAGAATAAGCGGTCTATGGAATGGGGATTGGTGGTAACCTGCACCTGTGTTCCAAGATGGAAGGATTCCACCGTCTTATCCACCGTGGCCAAGTCCGCTGCATCCAATTCTATGGAATAAAGCATCTTTATCTTTTCCATTAGATATGCATTGCCCTTGGTCAATAGGTTTCCCGGCTCCGTTACATCATCCCATATCTGTTTCTGATATATCCAACCGTATGTATCAACCGCTTCTTGGTTATACACATAATCAACACCGTTATTCACAGTTGTAATGTCAATCCGGGATTCCCCTTCCTTGGCTCCCAAAGGGATGATAGCCGTGGCTATATCCTGCCCTTTGGTGGCTCTTTTCAAATCCAAAAGGTTTTTCCCGAACTCTATCTTCTGCGGTGATAGAAGGTTTAATTCGGATAAATAATCAATATAGACACCATCCGCTTCATGCCTTACCCAAATATATCCCCCATGGGTTTCAATCAACTTCTTATTGATAGATTCCCAGGTATTCAGATATTCGGAATCGCTCCGTGCTATATAATCGTTTGGATCAGCGACCGTGATATTTCCCACTTTGAATTGATGTTCCGCATCCGCCTGTGCATTGTGGTTATTTATAAAAAAAACAAATAATTCTGCCGGGGTGCCGTTGAAATCATAAGGTCTTTGCACCGAATCAATCAAAAAAGCAAGTTCCCCTTCGCACATCACCTGCTTTTCGTTATAGAATCCCTGTTCATCATCCAAAATTCTTCCCCGGAACAACAAAAAATCATCCTGAAATACTTGGATGATAGATTTAAGCCGTTTTAATTTATCAAAATTCGGATGGTTGTTATATATGGAAAAATCAAACTTCCCAAATTGATTCAATTCTAAGTCCACCTTAGGATTGACAATCTTATAATCTTCCATTTGGTCATTATAAAGAAGCCATGAATCGCAATATACCTGATACATCCTAAAGCCCCCTTTCACGATATGTGAAGGTTGCCGTCCCGGTGCCGTTTAATAGAATGGAATTATCCCCTTCTACCAACTGAACACCCGGAAGGTCATACCGCCCTGCGGATAAGGTGTAATAATTGACACCATAGGTCAAATTGATTTCCCCGGTAATGTCTATGGTAGGCACCACCGCTTTTCTGCTATTGTGCAAAATAACCGTGGTTTCCTCGGTCACATTTACTGTGACAATGGTATCATTTTTCTTTACCTTGTACGGCTCGCAATCACAATCAATCGTGAATTTTCCAATGCTTTTATCTGCTTTCCAAGGTGATATTTCCAATCTGCCGATATAATGCCACTGTGCATCTTCATCCAAGGTTATTTCCACTTTTCGCCCATGCAAGGCATCCTGTACCCTCGAAAAAAGATTCATAAATTCACTTTGCGGAACTATGGTGGAAAACTCAAAAGATAACGGCCTGTTGCTGTACTTTACATCACCAAAAAATTCCGTTAAATCAAGAACACCATCACCGCCCGGAATATCAATGGATTCCGTTTTGATAGATGGTGTTCCGATTTCTTTTGATGTTAATATCAGTGCAAAGTCATTCCAAGAATGATATTTGCCAAATTGTATGCCTTTCATGATAACCTCACTTTCTTTGCCATTTGCAAGGTTATCTTTTGTATTACTTCCCGAACTGGAAGCCGTTCTTTACCTCTGCCACTATCTTGGTGTATTCAGAATAATCACCAAGGAAATCCCCATTAAGGCGGTATGCCTTAAATCCTGCGGTGCTTCTCGGCACCTTCTCCCCGGTAAGTTGAACCACCGTATCTGATATGGTCTTAAAATCTACCGTTTGCACGGATAACTTATCATTGAATTGTACTCTTAACATATTTGCCACCTACTCAACTTTATAAATATATAAAGCTACAAAACTACCGCCACTCCTTGTGCATTTTGCTGTAATTTCCGTGTTTGCATCAATGTCAAACACCCAAGGTTCTGTCGTTGTTCCCGATGTAACAAGAGTTGCTTCGCTTGGCGATTCACCTAAATTTTTTGTACCATCGTTATATGTCTGCGAACCTATATCACCGGAATAAATCAATACAGAATCGTTTAACAACAACTTCTCTTGAATGGGTTCGTTACCGTAGCCTTGAAACCATAATGCATATCTTCCGCTTTCCAACACTTTCAAACTATCCGCTGTGCTACCTGCGGAAAATCCTTGGTACTCCAAAGGTCTTAATCCATAAACACCGTTTGAACCGCAAAAAGCAAATACTCTGTCGAAAATTTTGTTTACTGTAACATCATAAATCGCTTGCAACTGTGCCTTTTCTTCGCTATTCATTCCAACATCCTGCCATTCTGTTGTTGCCATATCTTATTCCTCGCTTTCGTATCTGTATTGTAATTGTCCGTTGTAAACACGAAATTCAATTCCATTTTGGAATCTTTCGCCAAATTCCTTCACCGCCAATGCCCCGGCAAGCTGTTTTTCTTGCGTGTTGGCTTCCACTTCTTCCATGGTGTCAAGAATATTCAAAGAATCCAAATGTGTTTCGCAAGCCTTTTTAAATTCCGCTTCATACTTCTTTGCCAATTCCTGATAGGAAGGTTTTGTTTTAAAAAGCGGTGTCACACTTTCCAACACCACCCCATTGATAGCCACCTGATACAATGGCATCTGATTCATGGTGGCACCTTCAAGAATATTTCCGTCTGTATATGCAGGTACTACGGCTCCGGATTCCTTTTCTACTCCCTTAATAACTTCCAAATAGGTTTTTTCCGTTCCATCATTTTGGTTTTTTTCATACCTTACCACGATTAAATCAATACGGTTTACCCCGGCTGTACCTGTGGTTATGGTTACATCCTCATAGGTATTCGGTTCAATAAGGAAATGCCTTCCGTACATAAGACCGTCACCGTCTAAAATTCGCACCGTGTTGTTGTTCAAAATAGATGCTTCAAATTGATTGCCCGATTCCATAACAAACTGATCCGCACCAAAAAATGCAGCATTGAAGGAACCTTGGTCTTTTGATTGAATGTGTTCTTCTCCTGCGTACCCTGTAATTAAATGCATTATACTTCACCTACCTCATACGATATTGTTGTTGTGTTGTCTTTGATTTTGACAATTTTTTTCACGATTTCAGAAGATGCGGATATTCCGGTGACAAATTCCCTTGCCCCTACCACATCCCCTATATCATAGGTTTTTTCATTTGAATTGAAATCAAAATCTACCTTGTCGGCATTCCATGATGCCTTTAATAAATCAATTCCACCCTGCATAAGGGCTTCACTTGATTCTGCGTTGGGATTGTCATATTTTGCGGTTACTTCATCTACCCCGAAAATACTCTGTGTTGTGCTTATGTTCCCGGATACATCCGCATATACATGAATCACTTCACGTTCTGATAGATTCCCGGCTCCCAGGCATATAACATGGTTGATAGGATGGAAATTCTTTTCAATCACAAAATCTATTTGGTCTGTATCAAATTCTTCATCCTTTGAGTAATCAACCAAAGGCCTTGCAGATAGTTCCGCAAAGCCTTCTTTAAATTCAATATGCAATTTTGCCCCTGCATCCTTTAGCATCTTCCGTATGCCTTCATAACCGCCTATATAACGATTCATTTTGTAATTGGAAATGTCAATGCCCGAATCTTCCGTGGAAGCCGTAAACAAGGCCCCAAGCCCCATTCTTTCAATCAACCAACCAATCACGCTGTTTGCTTCCCCTGATAACATAAGATATTCTTTTTCAAGGCTTTTATATGGTTGATATGATGTGCCTTTGTTGCCGTATTCAAGCATAACTGTAAAGTCGTTATCGTACACTTGATTTTTTGCTCCATATAGTCTGATTCTAATTTCAGTTTCTTCCGCTAAAATCATTGTAGTAGAACCGGTTACAACTCTAGCGAGCGATTCGGACCGATTCGACTCTTTCACGATTCCAAACGCAAAACTATTTTTAGTTTGATTCGCTGAAAATGTGTAAGTACCCTTTGGAAGTGTCATGACACCAAGCAAAATCCATATATCAATCTCGGATTCTCCTTCTGCATGAATAAACGAATCTTTTTCTGTAAAAATCATACCATTGTATGTAGTTCCTTTGCTCCAATCATAAGGAATCAGGTTTTTTCCACCTTTATGCACTATCGCACCGCCACCGCTTGCATCTGTGGCCTTCAATGGTTCAATCACCTTGGATTCCAACAACCCATGCCATGTTCTGCCGATATAGGTTATTTCCGCTTTATCCGTTGACACCTTAATTTTATCAATGATTCCACCGTATTCTGTGCCTTCGTAATATAGGAAATAACCTTCTTCACAACAATGACTTTCTGTGTCAACCACACATTCAAAGTTATTTTCATCCTTACCAAAAGCCAAATCAAAGGTGAAATCCGCAAGCACCCCTTCATCTTCCCGGCTCCGGTTCATATAGATCAAGTCCACTTAGGTTCCCCCCTTTCTTCAAAAAGGGTTACATCAAACTTAAATTCCGCACTGGATGATACCGTATTCACTCCCACCGGGATTTTTTCAAAGATATATGAATCTTTGTTCCTAAGGTTGAAGCAATTTTCCACCGCTCCATCCGTATGCGTTAAGGTTATCTTTTTGGTGATAGAATCAATGGTCAAATACTCATTGGCTTCAAACTCTGCCATAACCTCGTATTCATGGCCACCTATTGTTATTTTGGGATTGGTGCATGGTCCATATATGTTCATCCTGAAATTCACCGGGACAAAGCCTGTGTTATTCAGTGATTGATTCATAATGTTGGATGTGTAGTCATACGGAAAATCGTTGTTATAATCAAGATTAGAACCTTTCTTTCCTGCTCCATATCCAAAGGTTGTGACCGTTTCCTTCACCCAATAAGGCATATCGGTTGATATTTTAAGTTGAATTGATTTGTATTGTCTGCTTTTCAAATAGTCTTTCTTTTTGGATGTGGTAACAAAGCACTTCATATAGTAGTCACCAATCACCAATCTTCCATGCTGCACCGCAAGAACATCCTTTTCGCATATCTCATATAATGCGTTTATCTTTTTCGTACATTCTGCTTCGGATGTGGTGGATATAATAACAGGGATGGTCTTTGAAACCACCCCCTTCTTAAATCCTGTGATACGGTTATTTTTTGAAATGATAGACCATACAAAATCACGCAAATCATTCTTATTGATATATAGGCCATTTGCTCCGAAATCAAGCACTTCATTTCTATGATTGATATATTTAATTCTTTCCATCATATCAGTTCACCGCCTTTACTAACCGGGCAAATTCCCTTTTATCTGCCGAAAATGTTAAGCCTTCCAAAGCTTCACTTAAATTACCGCCCATGTTCGCATCCATAGCAATGATGGCTTCCAAAATTCTTTCCAAAACCGCCACAAGTGCATAGTTTTGTCTTGCCACCGCTTCTTCAATATAAGCCTGTAAAACTCCAATCGGTGCAATGGCTTCATCCCCTGCTTCTCCGGCTACCACTCCCCTTCCGGACAATGGATTGTACCCAAGAAGTGCAGGTTCCGTAATGACACCACCCTTGGCAAGATAAGAAATATTCGGAATGTTAATACCAAAAGTTGAACCGCCATATTCAGGCACCCAATCAGGAATATCAATCCTTATGGAATTAAGGGCATCAATCACCTGATTTACAAAGCCGATAATTGCATTAAGCGGTGTCCGTACAATGTCAACTAAAGAGTTGAAGGCAGATTCAAATTTGGATGCGATACCGTCTGCGATTGTCGCAAGGGCATCTTTTGCCGTATTAAATCCGCTTATCAAAAATTCCTTTGCCGTGTTCACCGCACCTGTAAGCCGTGTTTTGATATTGTTTAGCCAATCCACAAAAACAGAAATTGCCGGATCCAAAATTTCAACCCGGATTCTTGCACCCAAGTTAAACAATCCAAGAAGGATTCCTTCTACAATCAAAGGCATGGCATCAAAAAGTGCTTGGCAGATTTCCGGCAAGGCTTCGCACAATGCAATGGTCAAATCTAAGGCTGCTTGAATCAAAACCGGGACCAATGCCACAATGCTATCCGCTAATAAATCGAATAAAATCGGTAAAACCGCTATTATTAAATTCAAAATTACCGGAAGATTTTCGGCAATGGATTCCATCAAAAATGAAATACATTCAATCAGAATCGGTAATGAGCTAATCAATGCCGTGGTCACATTTTCAAGCAATGATGGCAATGCATTTATTAGAATCGGCAAGGCTGCCATCAAGCCTAATGTCAATCCTTCTATCAACTGTGCCGCTGCCGATATAAACAAAGGCACGTTGGAAATGATAATTTGTACCATTTGAATAATTACTTCTACAATAGCAGGTGTTGCCCCCGGCAATCCGGATGCCAAACCATTCACGATTTGAAGTATTATATCAATTCCTAATTGCAAAAATTCCGGCAAAATTCCACCAAATATGCCACCGATTATAACAAATGCTTCCGGTAATATAGCCGTCAAACCTTGCAATAACATCATGGCACCGTCTAAGATTCCCGGTAAGATTGTTTCCATAATAGAAGGAATTTCCGGCAAAAGTAATTCCGTTAATTCGGTTAAACCTTCAATAAGCCGTGGTACCAACTCAATAAGATTGCCAATGATAACATCCCCGGCATTGGTAAGGCTTCTTGCAAATTGCTCCGCACTCGTTACCCCGGTAAGGAAGTTTTGAAAAGCTGCCTTTGCCGTTGTCAAAGAACCTGCCAAGGTTTGGTTTTCCCTTGCATAGTTCCCTGCTGCGTAAGCCGTTCTATCCATAAACATCTGCATTGCTGCACTAACTTTGTCTTGTGTGGTTTCTAATGCACCAAGGCCATTTTCCATTGCATAGATTTCCAAGGTGGTATCATTGATTGCCACACCCAAGTTATCCATCATTGTGAAGTTGCCTTTTGCTGCTCCTGCAATAGATTCCATAGCAACCGACACATCAATACCCATGATAGATGCAACATCCGCTGCCCTTTGCATTGCATCTGCGGAGATAGTTGCCGATTCTTCAATTCCGAATCCGGCACCTTGGAATAATGCACCCATCTTATTGGCGGTTGCCAAAAAATCAGATGCGGACAATCCCATGCTTTCATAAGCCGTTCCTGCTATATCTTGCATTCGTTCCGCATATTCCGCAAAGACCGCTTCGGAACCGCCCATATTTTGTTCCAACTCCCCGGTAAGATTCAATGCTTGCCCGGTAAGTGCTGCCATTGCTGTTACACCTACCGCAAGGCCTGTTGCCATTGCATGACCTACCGCTATGGCTGCGGAACCTATTTTTTGAAACGCAATAGACAATTTGCTTTCCGCTTGCTCTGCCGTATCGGATGTTTCATTGATCGCATTGTTTGCGGATGTATTGTCGATTGTTATTATTCCAAAAAGCTTAAAAATATCCATTCTAAGGGTTACCCCCTTTCCTTCGTAAATTCAAAAAAGGGACTGAATTATCAGCCCCTTGTATATCCTCTGTTCGCTTGGTCATATATCCTTCCCAATCTCGCATCCATAGCAGGTGTTAATTCACCCACCAATGCACCGGAATCAAGATATATTTTCATTCCAAGTAGTTTTTCAAGTAAAAATATTATCTGATTTAATCTTTCCATCAATGCTTCGTCTGTACTCCGGCTCCCTTGTATCTCGTCTAAGTCCTGTGCAAGTCTTGATAGCCAAGCATGATTCCTTTCTAATGGCACCACGGCTTCCGCTCCGGTACCTTCAAGCAAACCAACCTGTCCTTTTTCCAACACACCGCCCTTTATAAGCCGGGGAAGGCTTATTTTGCCGACTGTACCAACATTGATGCCTGGAAGCTTATTTGCAAGCCGGATGGCACTGTTAATAAGGCCAATGCCTTTGTTGATTGCACTTTCCACTTTGGATAAGGCACCATTCATTCCATTCTTCACGGCATTTCCCATGGCTGTGCCTATGGATGTGCCGATTGAACCGAATTTGGATTTCACCTTACCCCATAAACCGGAAAAGAAAGAACCCCAACCGGAAAACACGGATTTAATATTTGACCATGCTTTTTGAAAAGTGCTTCTAAACCATGAACCAACGGAACCAAACACACCTTTAATACCGGACCATATACCGGAAAAGAAGCTTCTTGCACCGTTCCACACGGATTTCACACCGTTCCATGCATTGCGGAATAAATTGGAAAACCATGATTTTGTAGCCGAAAAAGCCGACTTTATGCCTGACCATATCCCACGGAAAAAAGCTGCCACCGTGGACCATGTTTTTTTAATGGCCGACCACGCATCCGAAAAGTATTTCCGTATAGCCTTCCATGAATCGGAAGCATATTTTTTTATCAAATTCCATGCATTTATCCAAAATTTACGGAAACCTTCCACATTGTTCCATAGATAAACAAAGGCTGCCACAAGTCCGGCTAAGGCTGCAACAACTAGCCCTATGGGATTGGCAAGTAATACCGCATTGAAAGCAATCATTGCCGTTCTTACAACCTTAATGGCATTTGCCGCTGCGGTCATGATTTTTCCCCAGGAAATAATCAAAACAAAGGTTCCTACCGCTGTGGTGGCTCCTACAATCACACCAATCCATGATTGCACGGTGTCTTGGTTCTGCTTTACCCATTGGATCATATCCCGGAAGCCGTTCACCATGTTTTCGATAACAGGCACCGCACTTTCTGCCATTCCTGCAATCGCATTTTTAATGGCGGTCATAATTGGTTCCCCAACCTTGCCTACCTCTGCCATTACATCCGACAATCTTTCTTGTGCTTTCCTTGCTTCCATTACATCCGCATTGGTTGCCTTGTATTGCTCGGAAGCCTTACTGTATGTATCATTTAAAGTCTTAACAATAAGGTCCTGCCTTTCTTCCTCGGTCTTTAGCTTCGCAAGTTTATCATTGAATGATTCCACACTGATTCCCGACCATTCCAAGGCATCCGCAAGGCTTCCTTGCACTTCCCCAAGGGATGCACTGTGGTTGATACCCTCGGCCAATCCTTCCAACGGAAGAGATTCCCCAAAAGTCGCATACACCCCGGTTAGAATGTTGGTTAGTCCTGCAAGTTCCTTTTCATTATCGGCAATCTTTGCAAGATGCTGTGATGCTTCCACCGCTTGCCCGGAATCACCAAGAACCGCATTTAATTCTGAATATGTTCTTTTTGCTTCTGCCGAACTGTGTCCGGCTGTTAAAAAGGCAGATTCAAGCAATGCCATTTCTGCCCTATACTCTCGTGTACTTTCTACCGCACCGATAAAAGCACCGCCTATGGCAAGTCCTGCTGCACCTATTCCCATGGCTACCTTTTTAGCCACACCGCCAATCTTACTGAAAGCGGATTCTGTTTCGCTTGCAGATTCGTTTGCCTTTGCGGATGTATTATCCAATGCGTTGTTTGCTTCTGTATTGTCTATCGCTATTGTACCTAGCAATTTAAACAATTCCATAAGCATTCACCTTTTTTTATGTCGGGGAAATCTTCTTCATAATTCCCTTCGCTTTTTGCTTGGTTGCTTCCACCTGTGCATCCGTCATTGCGTATGATTCCGGTTTCTTCGTTTTTGTCAAATCTTCCTTCCATGCTTCAAAATTCTTATCTGACATACTCATAAGGTAAGCAAGCCACAATTTGTTATCATCTTCTTTTTCTTTTTCTTCTTGCTTCCGCTTGAAATCCATTTCAAGAATCCCGGAAACAAATTCATCAAACCGCCCCTGGTCAATGTATAACTTCATGAAGTCCATGGGACTTGCATATCTCGAAAATAGCAAGTCCATAAACTCCATTTCACCCACTAAAGCAATTTGAAAAGCACCCGAAAAAAAGCCGTGTTTTTTACCTCGCCAAACGTATCATAGATCATAAGCGGTAATGTACCAAACTCCATCTGCTTGATAGAATCAGCCGGAACACCTGCCAAACTAGAAAAGAAATCATAGATTGCATAACTATGAGTATATAATTTTGACAAAAAAAAAAATGCAATCTCAAATGTAATATCAACCCCTACTTCCTCTCTTAATTTTTTGTATGCCACGGTTGCTTCTTCCTCGGTTGCGTAATCATTTTTATTGAATTTAAACTTCCCTTTATACTCGTAATAGGTGTTCTTTAATTCTTTAAATCCAAGCTTTCTTAAAAGTTGTAACAAAGGCCACAAGTCCTCATCCTTCAATTTCCTTAATGTATAAGGTCTTTCTACGGTTGCCTTCGGTGTTTCTACTACATCCGGTGCCACCGTTTCAAGTAATTGCAAAACTTCTTCCTGTGTCATTGTTTCTTTGCTCTCCATAATCGCATTATCCATGGGTTATCTTCTCCTTTTTATGCTGCTTCTTTGTTGGGTACAAAAATATAGATAGGCAAGGTATCGTGTGCATCATCAAAGTCTGCGTTGCACTCAAATGTTACTTTCAATACCGCTGTTTCCTTGTTCTTCGGCTCGATTTCAAAACCGGAAGTACAAAGGGCATTTTCCATAATGATGATGCAATCCGTACCGTCTGACATGGTGCCTACATAGGCAATATTGTCTAAGTAGTCGGATGCTTCAATCAATGATTTGGTGGTAAGCTGTGTATAGCCCTTAATAAGGGATTCCACTTCTTTACCGATAATCGCACGAATGAAGGATTCCTTCGTATGCTGTGCAAGATTGCTTTCCATACTTCCTGTTTCGCCTGTTTTCTGCGTTAAGCCTTTAACCTTAACCAAAGCACCATCCACTTCAATCGGTGTCAATTCGGACAAGATAGAAAGCTTATTGCCCCCGGATGTTGCTCCAAGTACATTTTCATCCGAATCATCCCATGCACCAATGATGTGGTCACCCACCTTAGGTACAAAATCGGCTGCCAATCCAATGAATGATACACCGGGGCTTGCAACCTTCTTTAACTGAATTGTGGATTCTGTTTCTTTGGTACCGTCTGTCACAATCTCAATAGAACCATCCGGATAGTTTCCTTCCGAATCCTCGGTGGCAAGGCTCCATACCCACTTGAAGTTCTTGAATACCACTCCGGCATTCAACAAAAAGTCATTCGGTGTTGTTTTTGTAATACCTGATTTTCTCATGCTTTCACACTCCATTCTTTAACATCTAAGTTAATTTGTATCTTCTCCAATTCCGCATCCACCGTGTTTACCGGGGCGGAATCAGAATAAGAAACAACCACCACGGTTCCATCTTCCGTTTTGGTTGTTTCTCCTGTTGTTCCAAAATATTCTTTTATTTTTTCTTTTACTTCCTCTAATGCAATGGCAGAACCCCGGCTATGCCCTTCCAATATGAAAGTGGATTCTTGCAAGCCATCTTCATTTAGCGGTGCTTTTTCCACATAGCTTCCGGTGAAGTAAGGATATACAGGTTTCCCTTTCCACCTTTTAAAGCGGTAGTTAATATCCATTTCCTTCATTGCATTTCCGATATAATTTAAGGTTTCGATTTTCATTCTTCCATCCTCGCCCCTATGGTTTCCGCTGCCCTTCGGACAATCCCGGCTTCCAATGAACTAAAAGCCCTAAACAATGGCCTGTTTGCTTCCGTTCCGTTTGTAGCATGTGCCGGAAGTCCTTTGGCTCTTAACCCTGCTGCTACACTTTTGGCTTCCTCTTCTGTATAATACTTTTGATTGGATTGTGGTGTATCATTTCCTTCCACATACACCCACCAACCCTTACGGCCATCATTATTCAAAGCATGTTCCCCGGTGCCTAACTCTTCCCAATAGGCTGCTTCCAATTTGCTTCCAACCTTTGCTTCTTTTTCATCTTCATCCACGGTATATTCCCATGAATTTTTTACATCATGCCGACCATACTTTACAGGTCTGCTGTTTCGCTTGGTCTGTGCTTCCAGTTCTCCCCCTGCTTCATGCAGAAAGGCAATAATGGCATCATTTAAGGCTTCTTTTACTTTTACACTATTGTTTGTAAATTCCACCGCCATATCATTGCCCCCCTGTGAATTTCAAGAAGATTTCCCACTGTTCGTGAAGCTTCATTGGATCATCCATTAAGGTTACGTCATAGATAAGTCCATCTTCATCCATAGCCCTGCAATTTTCCGCTGTCAAGCCTTCCGGCAACGGCTCATAGTCCGCTATGAAGATGTGTGTTGATTCCTGAATTTTGGCATTGTAATTGCCATACTTTGCATCACCGCCCAACAAATCAAGAAAGCCCCATAAAGAATGCACCCTTTTCCATTCAAGTACATCTTCGCCTATGGCATTTTGCGTTGTGGTCTGCATCTGCAAATGTAAATACTGATTTCCACCAATATCCATACACACACCCCCTAAAACCTTGGCCGTCTATAATGTTTCAAGAAACCAAGCAAGGATTTTGGATAACCGATTGTGGAATTTTCCCCATCCATGTTGAAATAGGTTACCGAATGCCGGGAAATCGTTTCCGATTGCACACCGACTTTCTTTTTCATATCCCACTTAATCATGTTGACAACACCCATCTTCACATCTTCCGGGTATTCTACCTTGGTAACAAGCACTTCATTTTCATCAATAAGCAATTTGTTTAGTACCAAAAAGCCATCTTCCACCGCTTCTACCGTATAGATGCCATCATTATAGATGGACCGTGATATTTCCAAGGTATCACCCACCTTAAAAAGCGGATAATTGGTGTATAATTTCTGTGCCATTACCGGGCATCTTGTCCGGATATTCTGCTTCTGAAAGTTGTTGTTTGTGTATTTTCTGATAGACAATTCAAGAGCTTGAAGGGATGCTTCAAGCTCTTTATCTGTCTTATTCGTTTTGATGTATTCCTTCAATTCTTCCACTGAAATAATCATCAGGGATTCCCCCTTTCATTATTCAGGGTTTTTATCTGCGGAACCTTCATCCGGTTCACCCTTGGAATCATCCTCAACATCTTCTTCCTGCACATCATAGCCATCATGTTCTTTAAACCATGATGCCATTCTTTCAGATGTCACCTTTGCTTCCCCATTGGAAAACTGCACACCACCTGCACCAATTCCGCAAAACTCCGGATTGTTTTTTACTTTAACAGTATATCTTTTTGCTTTCTTCACTTTCTTTGCTGCCATGATAGTCACCTTTTAACCTTTCTTTACGCAATCTTGATGTTTCTAAGCACACCGGCATGTTGTGTATTCTTCAATACGGTTGCTGCAATCATTTCCACTTCGGCCTGTTTCATTACTCCCGGTGCATTGAAGTCCGGCAAATACTGATCAATAACCGCACCACCGTTAAGGCTGATACCGTGGAATCCATCATTTACATCAAACTTAACCGCATAAATGTCTGTTAAACCTGTTGCTTCTGCATCACCTACGGTTCTTGTAATGCCTTTCTTCACTACGGAATTGGGAACCGCAATGCCCTCTGAAACGGTGTAATGATCTTTTAAGTCCATAAAACGGACACCATCCAGGTTTACAACCTTTTTACCGAATGCTTCTTCGGTTTCGGTTTTATAACCAAGAATACGTGCCACGGTCTGAATCTTTGTGATCATATCCGTATTAAGCAAAAGTGCATCTGCATCCGTTGCTTTTACTAACAAGGTCAAAGCTTCATAAAATTCATCTGCATTGTTCTTTAAGTTTGTGATGTTGGATAAATCAATCGCCTTGCCTGTATTGTATTCCGTGGAAGTACCTGCAAGCATGGAATCCAAACCTTCAAATTCCGGTTCGTTTGTGGCTGCGGTGGTCACCGCATCACCGTTAATCAATGTATAGTGGAATAAAGACACAACCGCCTTAATATGTTCTTCAATCTGCCATGCAAGATTATCAAACTTTCCTTCCACCTTTTTAAGAACACGGTCCATCTGTACTTCACCACCCATGATTGCAAGGGCTGCTTCAAACTCCTTCTTGGTAGCTGTGGATGCCGTGTAATTTCCGTTTAATTTACGGAACTGGGCTGTAGCAGGTAATACCTTTCTTAAATACTTATACTTCATTGTAGAACCGCCACCGGATGCGGATACACAATCATCAAACGGAAGCATCTGCAAGATTGCGGATTCTCTAAGGAAAATATCCACGATCTGTCCGAATACTTTGTCTGACATACCCTTTTTGATTTCTTCTAATGTCTGTGCTGCCATAATTAGTCACCTTTTAACCTTTCTTTTTTAATTATTGTTGGTTTCATATTGCTGCTTCAAAGCTTCCGCAAGGGTTTTTGGTTCAGGTTGTCTGTCCTTATTGCCTTCCGGAAGTCGATTATCCCCCATCACCTTTTTGTCACCGCTTGCGGATTCAAACATGGTGGGGAACTGTGTTTTTAAGCCGGAAAGTTTATCTTCCCAACCTTTGATATTTTCATTTTCATCAAGTTCTAAGGTTTCGCCCTTTTCTTTCAGTTTTTCATTCAATTTGAATGTAAGATAATCAACATCCACCGCCTTTTCGGAAAGCAATGCCACCTTAATAGCAGATTTGATTTTGGTTTCCTGCAATTCTGCCTGTAAATCTGCAACCTGCGTTTCATAGGTTGTGATTTTACCCTGCAATTCTTCATTGCCCTTGGTTCCCTTCTTCAACTCGGCAATCAGGCCATTTGCGGTTGTAAGCTCCGTTTCCTTTCCCTTTAACAATTCGTTCAGGGCATCATATTTGCCTTTACCTACATATTCACCGGAACCAAGATTTCCAATCTTAATCTGATTGTTTTGGTTGGCTTCGTTTCCATTGTGTGAGTTGATTTTCTCAACAAACTGATTAAATAATTCTTCACCTAAGACTTCTTTTAAAAATTCCATACCTTTCCTTTCCTTTGCCTTTGTTTTTAATTGTGGTGTCACCACGGGCAAGCCTAGTTTTAATGCCATACGGCAGGGCATAATATAAAGGTATAAATGCCACCTTCCGGGCAATATAAAAGGCACCCATAAGGATGCCTTTTATGCTTTCTTTAATTGTCCGGCCTTTAACAGATTTAAAAGCCTTGTATTTTGTGATACCGTTCCGGCATATCCTACAATGCCATTGGCAACCGCAATCTTTTTCCTGTACTGATAGGAACCATCCACACCAATAGCATTCAGTGCTGTTACAATGCTTGCGGTGTTCCCGGTATATTTGGGATAATATGCGGTGTTTTCCGCTTTGGTTGTTGTGGTTACCCCGGTAAGCTTATCCTTAAATTCCGTCTGCCACAATGCATTCTTTTCTGCGGTACCGCTCCAATATGCCGGGCATCCCTTTCCGTTTACGTCAAAATGACGGATAACATTGGATGCAGGGATGTTGTACTGTGCCATCTTGGTTTTTACAAGGTCTATTGCATTGGCTATGGTTTTTGCGGATGGATATACTTTGCCGTTCTTCACATCATCACATAATTCAATATTCAATGTGTTGGCATTGGTTGCTTTACCATAGAAGGAAGCACCGCCTGTGGTCTGATAATTGGAATACCGCTTACCGCCCACGGAATATGCCACATAATCATCCGGTACCGATTGTGTGATAGAATCATCATCAACAAAGTAATGAGCGGAAGCCTTTACAATGTTGTTCCGGAAATACTTGCCGTTGTTCTCGTCTGTATCCCCATCATTCCCGGTGTAATGGACCACAATAAACTTAATATCTGACAAAGCCCTTGCCTTGCCATAATTAGCCCGATTCGCAAGGTTTGCTTTATATTTATATGCCATCCCTATCACTCCTTTTGAATCTCGCCCACAATTCGGACAACTTTTCCCATCCGTACATTGCCACAAATGCCACTAAAAATCCGGCCATAATTGCTGCAATAATCATGTACCAAAGGATTGTTTGCTGTATATATTGCATATAAGCCACAAATGCGGTGGCCGTGATTCCGATTGATAGAATCAACACCAATATATCCGTTGGAATCTTAGATAAAATCCCTACCCCTTTGAATACTTCCGTGATGGCTGATACGATAAATGCAAGCACTCCAATGATTGCAAGTATCAATGCCAAATTTTGAATTAAATACTCCACTGTGTTTACCTCGCTTTCTTATTATTTTTTGCATATAAAAAGGGCAGCCTATTGGCCACCCTTAATATCTTTGATTGCATTAAAAAAGCACCCTGCAAAGGATGCTTTATAATTTGTCTTTCTTAAATAATATTTCCGTTGTTGCATCTTTCATATTTACGGCAACTTGTAATATGATACTAGCATAGGTATTTCCATCATTAGATTTATGATCATCCCACACACCAAAAAAAACAGTCAATATATCATCAATCATGCTTTCTTCGCTGCATAGTTTATCTTTGACCTTTATTAAATCATCAATATTGAAGGCATTTTTTAAAATACCCCCGGCTATGTTTTTTGCTTCCATCCTACTTATCATATCACTTTACCCCAAGGATTGAATTAAACCAATCTTGTTCTGATGCTGTAAACTCTATAACATTTCCTGTTAGGTCTATTATACTACTTTTTTCCTGCCATGTAAACATTGCCAAGGTATTTCTATCATTTATTGATGCTTGTGTTTTGCCGTAAAATGTAGGATGTGAATGTGCTTGCCATTCATATTGTTCACTCATTATTATTTCCCAAGCATCTTCCGGAATATTCCAAGTAGTGCCACCGTGTATCAATATTTTAGATGTACCATTTCCGAATAGTGCAAATTCATCACCTGTTGATGCCGTAAGTGCTGCCAAGTCCTGAATATTTACTTGCTTATTCCTTAATTCAGTCCATTCCCCTACATTCGGAACAAGATTGAGTAATTCACGGTGTCCTTTTCTCAAAGTAACATCACCCGATTTTAATAATTGTAAATATTCTTTGTACTGACTTTCTGCGGATGCTATTGTTCTACTTTCTGAAAACAATTCATTCAATGCCTTATTATAGAATTCCCTAAATTCATTGTATGAATCATATTCACCCATGACTTCTGCACGTTGCTTCAATGTTTCTAACTCTTCCGCTCCTAAAGCCCATCTTGCACGTTGCAATAATGCACATCTGCAATTACAATCTTCTGCCGGGTCCCCAAAATCCCCAGGATACATTGCCTTCATACCACCCACTTCAAACGGTTCATCTATTTCCCGAATCTGTCCGTCTAATTTGCGGTGGTTTGGCCTTGTTACCCCATCCAATGCTGCATCCCATTGTTTTACTACATCCGCACCCTTGGCTTTTGCCTTATTCTGTGCATCAAATGTAGCCCGGCATCCTATCCGGTGGGCTTCTGTCCTTGCTATCGTCATGGCTCTATTTTTCGGCACCTTAGCCCATAAGGATATGCTTTGTGCTATTTGAGTATAACTTCTTCCCTGCGATATTCCCCGGCTTATTTCCCCGGCTACCTTCTTTTTAAGCACATTTATATCATGCCCTAAGTCTGTGTATAGGTTTTCAGATAGCTTTGTTTCGTTCCGGATAGCATCTACAACCTGTGCTTGGTCTATCGGGAATATAAGCGGTATTCCTTGGCCGTGTATATCGTACATGGTACCAAAAAATCCATTTTCATAGGACCTTGTAAGATATTGTGATACCGTTTCAAATTCATTGGTCTGCAATGTTTCAAGGATTGCTTGCACCTGCGTTTTTAGTTGCCGTTGATACTCCACCTGGTATATAACGTGTTCCATATCGGCATCCTGCCGGGCAAGTAGGTTTTCAATCCTTCCATTGATTTCTGCCAATGCATCATCATAGGCTTCTTCCAACTCTTCCAATGTCTTTTTTTCTTCATCAAGCAATATTTGCTGTATCTCTTTTTGCCGTTTATTCATCATTCACCTTCTGCCGGAATATTATTCAAATTTCCCTGGGCATCATTTATGGCATTTTGTGCTTCGTTTGGATCAGGAAGCTTGCTTTTAATCTCTTCATAGTCAATATCAAGCACATCACAGATATTCTGCATAAGGGTTTCATTATCCAAGTATGGTGCAATATCCAACAATATTGTAATTCTTGCTTGCTTTTCCTGTGCTTCTGTTAGTGCTATTTCTGCATTTTCCTGTGCATTGCTCATTATTTCAGGTACAAAAACAATCCTTACATCTTTCATTTGATAATCAGTACCATTCTTTGTATTGATTTCTTCAATAACTACTTTGATTATCTTTTTCAGGAATTGTTTTAAATGAATAATCAGTTTAGAACATTTAAGGTCCAATAAGGAATATGCTGCTTTGATGGCTATATTGGTGGTTGCACTGGTATCTTTTAAGCCGGATGTATTTAAGCCCATACCGAATCTGTATATATTCTTTTCATCCAATTCAAGCTTTTCTTTTCTTGCAAGATATGGAACATCTACCGTGCTAACTTCAACACCACCTTCTTCATCAACCCCTATAAGCTTCTTTGTTTTAAGGTTTTGTTGTAGCTTATCCATATCACCGGAATAACCTTTAATCACATGAAGCGGTGTGTCAAAGTCCACAAGATTATTGGATAAAGATGATGCCATCAAATCATAATCATCTATTAAGTCTTTGACTACTTTTAACCCGGAAATCTGCTTTTTATTGTTATCTAAGCGGAAAAAAGGAATAAAACCAAAGTTATCATAATACATGGCCTTATCCCCTTCTTTTTCATATATCGTGTGTGGCTTTACATTTTTGCCATTGAAACAATTATCTTCTTCAATATCTCCGCTATCCACCTGTTTATAAAAGTATGTATCGGTTTTGTCCCAATCCATGATTCTTTTGATTTCTTTTCCGGTTTTATCAACCCTATCTACATACCAATACAGGATATGGTCCTTTTTATCAGATGCAAACCGGGCTTCTACCTCTACCACTCCCAAAGAATCCGCACATTGGAAGGAAAGCTTATCATCTGCATTTTTATAGGCATACATATATTCAAAGCCTTTAGCCTGGCACCCGGTCAATACTTCTGATAATTCCGCAAGAAAATCTTCATTTTCGTTGAAATATTCATCCATATATTGTTGTAAAGCTTCATCCTTTGCTTTCACAAAGCCTTCGGAACCGGAAAGAATATATTGTACCGCCTGATCTACCAATTCTGTGAAGAACGGATGCGGAATCTTTATATTGCTTCTGTATTTGTCAATCACTGGTTCACCGTCTGCATTAAAATAATATAAAATATAATCTTTTATATCGTGTCGGCCTTCGTAGTAGTCCTGTCCTTTTTTTGCAAACTTTTTCTTTTTTGAACCTGCATCATCATTTATAAATTGCTTTATTTCCTCTAATTTTAGCACTTTGCACCGCCTTTCTATACCAACCATCTATTTCCTTTGATGTATTTCTCTAATGCGTACCGCATAGCATCCATAAGGTGATTGAAATCATCAATCGGTTTATTTAATTTATTATCAAACTTATCTTTATCCCATGTGTAGTTGCTTATTTCTGTAAGGAAATTCACACACCGGGGATGGATGATGATTTCTAAATCTTGAATCCACTGAATACCGTTTGAAATACTGTCCTTGCCCTTTTCCGCTCCTTTTACCCTTAGTCCATAGCCTTTTAATTCATCAATGGACTTCGGTTCTGCGGAATCCGCTGTGATTCGCTCCTTGGAATATCCCATTTCCGTGATTGTGTCCGCAATCTTCCGGTTTGACATTCCCGGTTGGTAAAATTCATCCCATACATATAGTTTTTTATTCTCTAAATCTACAAAACCAACAAAAAAAGCACTTGGGTCATTGGTATAACCAAAATCAAGACCAAATGCTGATTTGCAATTCTTTATATCCTCTAATGTGAAGGCTTCTTCTTTCCAATTCTCATATACAAGGCCATCCACAATACCCCAACCGCCAAGACCTGCCACCGCATATCGCCTTGGATTGTTTTTCTTCATGGTTTCAAATACCTTTAAATCGGCTTTGTCTAACCATTCATTACACAAATAATTTGTGGTGATTGCCAATATATCTGAATCCGGCTCCGCATCAAAGAACCGCTTCTTTATCCAATGCCGTTCATTCCATGGATTGAAGGTAAGTGTTATTTGTTTAAATAGTCCTTCCGGGCATTCACCACGGATAGATTCATCAAGTATGTTGAAATCATCTTCCTTCATGATTTCATAGGCTTCTTCAATCCACATCCAACAAAGGCACCCGGTATCTACTGTTACGGATGTAACCTTTAATGGATCATCTAACCCACGGAAGTATATCTTCTGTCCTGTGGGCTTATAGGTGATTTCAAGCGGTGATTCTTTGAAGATAAAATGTTCTTCAACTCCCAACCGCCTTGCTGCCCACCTTAATTCTGTAAAACAGGAATCTTTTAAGGTTCGATATGTTTTACGGACCACCAAAAGATTGGCTTCCGGGTATTTTATTAAATTGGTGATATACCATAAAGCCGTTGTTTTTGATTTTTTTGAAGCACGGCTTCCTTTTACAACTCTATATCTGCCTTTGAAGTTCCAAAAGGATTTATAGCCCTTTCCTACTACTTCGGGAAGCTTAACAACCTTTTTTCCACGGTGCTTCTTTGGCTTATAATCTTCCGGATACAAGATATACTTCATATATCCGAAAACGTGCTGTGATGATATGTTTTCTTTAACCAAAGGCCATCACATCCTAATCTTCCAAATCATCTTCGCCTGATATAACCACCGGAAGAGATAAATTCAAATCCATCTTATCTTTCCACATTCCAAGGTGCCTGCCCAACAATTCAAGGTTCTGCTTCTTATCCGCAAGCTTCACTTCTCGTTCCTCTGTGGTTCCGCTTACACCTTCGGATTTTTTATATTTAATGCTTTGGATGCAAGCCAAATCCTCTTCTGTGGCATCTTCTCTTATGGCTCCTGTTTTTACATCCACCACATCCGCAATATTCACAAAGGCCATCTTTGCAAGTTCAAGAACCACCCTATCCTGATTTACTCCGGTTCTTTTGCTTCTTTCTGCCATTGCCTTTGCGATTGCTTCTTGGATGTTGGGTTTTGTAAGGTTCTCGCATCCTATGTCTCTTGCACTATTTACGGAATATCCTGCCCGGATTGCTGCTTGTGTTGCGTTCAGGTCTATTAAATATTCATCAACAAATAGTTGCTGTTTCTTATTCAATTTTGCCATCACACAACACCTGCCTTTCCTTTTATTTTTTAAATGTTATTTTCGGTATGCCAATAAAATATATTGTTTTTGCCTTAAAATCTTTGAATTTATAATCTAAATTACTGCCAACATAAACTTTTCTTTTTATAACCTTAATCGTTTGGGGTAATATAAATAAAAAATAAAGCCTTCCAAGGATAGGCTTTACAAATTCAATTTCTACTTCCGGTCTTATAATCTGTATTCGTTTCATACATAAGCCTTTCTTTGTTTTGTCTGCAAGGATAGGAGAAACAAAATGGATAAAAAAGCATCCTTGCAGACACGAAAAAAGGCACCGAATGGGAGATACGGCACCTTCAATCACAATATTCTAGTATAATACTATCATGTTTTTTAAGTTATGTGTTATACAATTTTGCACAATTTTGTCACACGATATACAAATATATACAAAAAAGTCACACGATATACAATTTTTAATTTTTTTCGTTGAATTTTCTTTGCATGTAATTTGAATTTTATTCAAATCATATCCGCTATTTTTAAGTTTCTTGCAAATTCTCTGCCATTCAAACTGAAATTCAACCTGTGATATACTTTTTCTCATTTGACTGCTGCCCCCTTTCATCAATAATCTTCTGCACAAGTGCCAAACCCCTTCCGTGAACCGTAGTTACCCAGGAATATGATTTGGATTGTCTTTCTGCTATTTCCGTAAATTCTAACCCTTGAATGTATATTTTGTGTAGCACATCATATTCCGTTCCCGGCAATGATTCAATCGTATGCATTATTTCTTTCTTTATGCCTATAAGCCTATCAATATCTGCATCTAATTCTTTTTGCATATCAATATATTTGCATATCGTATCTTCCATTTTTTGTTGATTTCCGGAAGATTGCACCCTTTCCCTTTCGGTCTGTCCGGTGATTCCTAATACTGCATCCTTACATTCTTCAATTTCTATTATCTTGTTTTGGATCATTTTATTTAATTTTCTGACCTGCTGTAAATATTTTTTCGCTTCCAATGTTATTTCCCCCTTATGTATTTCTATTTAAAAAAGTATTCATCATGGCATCCTTCCATGGTTCCTGTGGTGATTGATATTCTTCCGGCAACTGCTGCCGCTCGAAAACACTTTTATTTATTTTCACAATGCCTTGTTTTAGTAATGGTTTGTCCATAGCCAAGATATAATTCCGCACATTTTTGCATTCTTCTTCTGTTTCCGTAATATATCTAACAGGTGACATTGCGTATATATTACATATTTGTATTTGCAATTCAAATATCTTTTGGTTCAATTCTTGTATCTTTTTCTTTTGTTCATCATTCAATATGTATTCTGTTTTCATTCCACCCCACCTGCCTTTTCAACCAAAGTTTTCAATCTTGTTTCCATCATTTCATCAACGCTTTTTCTGATTTCAGTATATTTATAAGCCACTTCCGAAACTGTTGAACAATCTAAAAATTCTTGTTCTACCCAACATTCTGTATCTTCTCTAATCATTCCACACCACCCCTTTTCACTATGTCGATTGCTTTTTCAATTCGCATTGTTTCCCATCCACCGCATATTTCCGGATGCCTTTCTTTTTCCAACTCTGCCACAACCTTTTCCACATCATAGGCCTTTGGTGCATTCCTGATATTCCGCATTACTTCACCGAATGGAACATACAATACCCCATCTTCGTTTAATCCATTACTGAATCTCATTTCTTGCAAAGCATCCGCATCAATCAATCTACCCATTTTCTTCCGCTCCCTTCGGACAATCTTTTATTTCCGCTACCCTTTTGCCTGTATATGGTCTGTGGTAGCAACCATAAAAATTATATCCACCGTTTGTATGAACAATATGCCGATATTCGCACCCACGGCATCTTTCCTTTTTTTCATGCATCCTATCATCTTCATCAAACATTATTCCGCACCGCCTTCCAATAATTCCGGATTGTCAAAGATGTTACCTATTGTTTCAACTGTATTTACAGAATCTTCTTCATCATTGAAATTCCACATGATTTCCCACAATGAAATGTAATTGTCATTTTCGCAAGCCCAAAGCAGATTGTCACACCCGGTTATAGGAAGTATCCTTCTTTGAATTTCATCCCATTCAATAGTATTTTGATGTGCTATTCCAAAACTTCCACATTCAAAAACTATCTTTCCTTTATGTCCTATAAATTCAACAATATCATTCTCCCAAATCTTGTTGCCGTTCTTGTCGGTAAGTCCGGTGTATTGGCAGATAGTGTTTTCATCCACTTCTGCATATTCCCAAACAATGCAACCTTTGCTTATGTAGATGTAATGACGGCTTTTTCCTGTTCCGTCATACTTTTTTATATAAAAGCCTTCCACCCATTCGCCATTATCTTTCCGCTTTGCTTTGAATAATATCTCACGCATCCTTTCACTCTCCTATCCGCTATTCTTTTTTCCACACAAGGAAATACCAAAATATAAACGGTATAACCCATATTGGAAAAGCAATGATTTTTATAAACATCTTCAAGGCTTTTTCCAATGCTTCACGCATAAATTCTGTGAAATCATTAAAAAACCAATATATAAATTTATCCTGCATCCTCTCTTTCCCCCAATAAATAATTTTTAAATGCACAAGTTTCCTTGTCATAAATCTGAACAAGTACACCTTGGTGGAAATTACTTTGTTCATGATGCATGGCCACACCAACTTTGTGCCGGTTCATCTTCTTAACAAAATTATCTAATTCGGTTATGCTTCCAAATTCCTCGATAGGAATACTTATAATGTGACTTGCTCCCTTAATTTCCATCAATATGTTTCTGTAATTTACCATGGCTTCACTCTCCCATCTGCTTTAATGCCTGCTCTGCTGCTTCTTTGGAAAAAAACAATGTTTTGTATGGTGTGAGTGTTTTTCCGAATCTGTCA